GCCATCGCGATCTGCCCCGCAGTGGCTTGCCCGAGCTGGCGGTTCACTGCGAGCTCGCCGGCCCCGGCCTGCTTCCCGCTCGCGACTGCGCCGAGGCGTTGTGCCGTGTCGAGCATGCCGCCGCGGCTTTGCGCCATCGCCGCCGGATCGAGTTGAAACGTGCCCTGCGCTGTCGGCGCTTTGCGCCCCTGGGCCGCATACGCTTGATCGCCGAGCATCTCCGTAGCCCAGTTGTATTGCTTATACTCTACATTTGGTTTCTTCTCTTTTTTCGATCCCAGGTATCCGGCCACGCCACCGATAACGCCACCAACGCCAGCGCCGATCGCAGTGCCCCAACCGGGAACCACCGATCCAACCGCTGCGCCGGTTGCCGCGCCGCTTGCCGCTCCTGATGCTGTGTCGCCTGCTCGACTCATGATCCCCTCGCTGAGGTGAAAGGTGCTGGAACGTTACCCTTCACGCCGCCGGTGATCGCGAGCTCAGAGAGCTCCATCGACGCGCCAGCGTACCCCACGGCTTCGAAATCTTCCACGCGAATCTGAATCGCGCTGCCCTTCTCGTTGCAGCGCATTCGCCATGAGTACACGTCCGGTGCGTCGCCTCCATACTCGCCATCGCCGTACTGCCCATCGCCGTACTCGGATCCCGTGATCGGATCTGCGCCGATCGTCGCAGCGTCGACGCCAGTGATCCACCCTGCCGACGACGACGAGCCGGTAGCGTCTAGCCAATACGTAGATGACCACTGCGTATCATATCCCGTGCGGTAGCTGATGCCGAGCTGGTGCGGCGACAGCCACGAGCCGAGCAAGTGCAGCGCCCAGAAGCGTGCGAACCCTTGGAGATGACCTTGCAGCTTGATCCATGCCGTCTCGAAGCGGATACGGACCCGCTGGCCAGCGTCGGAGTACTCACCAGGCGTCTCGCGAAACACGCGACCGTCGAGACGTAGATAGTGATACCGATCTGCCACGACCGCGGCACCGTATCCGAGGTGATTAGAGAATCGCGACCACTGCCCATAGAAGTAGTCATACAGTAGTGCAGATCCGGAGTCGGACACGAATACGATAGAGGTGCGATCGGGGAGACTGGTAGCGCTCCTCGTGCGCTGCGAGTTGTACGCTTCGACGGGCGCGCCGACGTAGGTGATGCTGCCGTCGCGCCCGAGCAAGTGGAAGCCCTTGCGCGACTGGAACACGTAGCCGTTCGGCGTGAGGCACACCGACTCTGGATAGATGCAGCCCACATCCGACGTAACAAGCTGTGGTCGCGAGAAGCCGCCTTGCGACGTGTCGCCGGTAACCGTCGGCCCGTCGCCGGCGAACACGTAGATCGCTGTTTCCTTGAACGCGATGACTCGATCATCCTGAACGGCGATCGCTGTGATGTCTCCACCGTACGAGTCTACCGAGAGCCGCAGCTCTGGCGCGAACTCTGCGCCGTAGCCTTCCTCGAGTTCCTGTGAGTAGCGGATCGCGTTGCCGTCGCTAGGGTCGGTGCAGAACAGCCGGTTTTTGCCTCGAGCGATTACGGATCCCATCGGGATCGGATCGTTGCTCAACACGCCACCGACGGTGTAGAGCGGCTCCTGCCCTCGTAGTGTCGTATCGCTCATCGTGTCGACGAGAGTAACCGTGTCGACGGTCTTGTCATTCGCTACGTACGTTGATGCTATCGGATCTAGCGAGGTCACGCGCCATATCTGCGCATCGTCGCCGGTGTCCGCCGCGGCACTGCGCCCGACGCAGATCCGGACGTTCGCCTTCTCGGTGAGTCGAAGCGTCGGCAGCGTGAGCGTGACCTTTGTGTCGCTAGCGCCCATCGTGACCGTAGTTCCAACGCTCATCGGGCCGCGATGGACTTCGCCTTGCGCGTCGGTCCACTCGTACCAGACGCGATACAGGTACGTCGTTGACGATGTGAGCGAACCTCCTGTGCTATTCGCCGTCGAGATCAACTCCGGCCCGAAGTGGAAGCCCTGCTCGGTCCATGTGCGCCCGTCGTAATGTATCGGGCACGCGCCAGCCATGTACAGGCCGCGCCCGAGCTCTGCCGTCTGATGCGAGACGCCGAACACCAGATCGAGAGCACGCAACCCCGTCTCAGCAAACTGGCTGCCGGTCTCCGTGATCAGCCTGTCGCGAGATGGAAGCGTAGTCCGCACCGTCGACGAATCGACGTGAGCCGATGCGAGATGCGCCCGAGGAAGCAGGCCAGCTGCGCCCCCGGGAAGGTGTCGCCCGACGGGGAACGAGTCCGACAATCGGACAGTGACGTATGTGTTGAAGTACGTCGTATCATGCACCATCACGCTGAACGCTTCGCCGTCGACTAGAAACGGCTTGGATACGAGACCGAGACCGCGCTGCACGCGCTCCGTTACGATCGCCCCTGCGCTGTCGAGCATCGAGATCTCGACGTAGGTTTTCGACGGCGCAGCGTTGAACTCCTCGGCCACTACCCACGTCTTGTTGTCATCAGTGACAACTACTCCGATGCGATCCACGTCGCTTGAGATGCTCGAAAACGCATCGTAGCCACCGAACGAACCGAGATCGAAATCGTCGAACGGCTGAACGCGAGCGTTTCCGCCGCTGTCGACGAACGCGATCGTAACTCGCTCGAGCGACCACGTGATCGCGACGGGTGACTCTGCGATGCCATCCGTGCTCCTGCTCGCTGCGAACGTGATACCCGCCGGATGGCCGTTGATCGGAGATCCGATCGCGCCTGACTGATCCACGTATGAGATGCGAAAACTCGTCGTGCTGTGTTCAGACCAAACCATCACCGATGGCGTGCCTTCGCGACCAGTCTGGCTCACGTCATAGTGCGGGATCGAAGAGTCGAGGTCGGATGCAAGCAGCGCTGGCGATGCCGATGCCGTCGGGTCAGCCGGATCTACCACGATCACGTAGATCGATCGTGTCGTCGGCGTCGCGAAATACGCATGCAGGTTTCCGCCGACGACGAGACAGCGCGGCGAAATGCCGTCGGCGTTCGCCTGCGTCGCAGCTCGGAGCACGCGCCCGCTCTCATCAACAACGCTCCACCAGACGCCGCCGCGCGAATCCTCCCACGCTACCAGTGCGATCCCTGCCGTAGTTGCCGCGTCGCCCATCTCCTGCTGCGTGCCAGTCTTCACGAGCGGGCGATCTGATCCGCGAACGCTGTAGCAGGCGCCCGCGTCCGCCCAGGTGTCCGCGGCAGTCAGCGAGTAGCACCGACTTGCTGTGAACGCGAGCAGCTCGCCGCGGCGCGTGGCCAAGCGCTGAGCTCCATCGACCGCAGGAAGCGCAGCGTAGCCATTGCGCTTGCGGATCGAGATCGCGCGCGTGAAGACGCCGTTCTCCAGATCGAGAAGCTGCGTTGGCGGCACAGCCTTCGGATCGATCTTCGTCTCGATGCCGCCGGCGAACCGGATCGGGATCACGGCTTCGTTGAGGCTCACGACACCCTATCGTAGGTGATGATCGCGAACTGAAACGCATGGGCTGTCACCCCGGCGGACACGCTGAGCTGCACCTGATAGTCATCTTCGATCGTGTAATCGATCGTTGCAGTTGTCGACGATGTTGGGCTTGCTCCGCTCGACGTGTCGCTAGTGGTGCTGATGTTCGTGATCGTGCCGTCGGCGGCAATTTTGCGAAGCCGCATTGTCAGTGACGAAGAATTCGAGTTCTTATCGAAGAACCACTTGATCGTCTTGATGCGAGTACCGACGGGAAGCGGCACCGAAGCGTAGAGCACGACCGATGCAGATGGTGTGAACAGCCAACTCGTCCCGTCGTATTCGGGAACCGTTCCGGCGGGGAACGCCGACGCGACCGCGGCGACCTGGAACGCTGCGCCACTGACCTGGATCTTGCGCTGCGCGTGAGCCTCGACGAGCGACGTTGAGATCGCTCCAGCGCTCGACACTCGCAGCACGCTGTCACCAGCTGGCAGCGCATCGGGCCACGTCACCGTGTAGCTCGATGCCAGCGCAGACGGCGCTACGTGCGCCACGTACAGCGCTTCCGATGTCCCGTGCTCGTACAGCCGGATCGCGCTCGACGCCACGCGAGCCCACGTGCCGCCCGACTCCTTGAATGTGTACACGACGCCTGCGGCATCGTAGTCCGCGTTTCCGTTGGTCGCGTAATCGCTGCCGAATCCGCCGGTGAATGCAGCGACGTTCAACGCGGTTCCGTCGGTGAGCTTCACGTTTGTGCCACTGCCCGTTCGCCAGTACAGCTCGTTGTCGTCGCTGTCTACGAATAGTGATTTGTTGTTCGACGATAGCGAAGTGATCGACGCGAACGTCAAACGATGCAGCGAGATCGGTGCGTACAGACCTCCAAACGATAGATCTGCATTGATGTTGATTCCAGCTGTCGGGACGCGCGCTCCCTTGCCGCTCGTGTGGTCGTGCGCATCGATGCGACCGGTGTTCGCGTCGATCGCATCGTGCCAAACGCCGCTACCGAGCTCGCCGCGAGTCGGATCGATCAAACCCATGTTTGGCCAGGTTGCCATCAGAACACCTCGATCTTGGCGCCAGGCTGAGCCGCGCCGATGACGTTGATCCATACCTCGAGGTCTGTTGCTTCCTCGAGACAGTGTGCAAACGATGCGTCGGCCACGGTTGGCGTGATCGTGTAGCCGACAGCAGCGCGCCCAAGCCCATGCGGTACGCGGTTCGTTCCGACGACGAGATCGAACGTGACTAGCGCTCGAGCTCGCTGCACTTGTAGCCCCTGCACAGCTCGGCCGATCGATCCCAGCGCCGTAGCAGTCGCGCGATCTTTCACGCCGGTCTCGACGGAAAGCAACTCGGCTGCGCGCGCTGCCTTCGTGCGTCTGGCCGCCATCAGCGCCACCACCTTCGGTCATCGAGTGCGTCGTGATTCGTCAGCCGCGGCGGCTCGCTCGCCGAGCGATGCGAAGCCCCGCGAACGATGCGTTCGCGCTGCACCGCAAGCTGCCGCTCCCAGTCGCCTGTGCTTCGCTCCTCACGTAGCGCCAAGCGCATTAGCGCCCCGTACACGACATATTCTTCCCATCCGTTGTACCAGTCTCGCGCACCGCTCAACGCAGGCGCCTGCGGCGTATAGATAACTCGCAGCGTATAGACTGCGTTCGGCGTCTCATACAGCTCTGCGCCGCGAGCACTGAGCCTGTATCCTACGGGCTCATCCGTCGACGTCAGAAGCGTGATCGAATCACTGACTTCAACGCGGCGCAGCCGCGCGTACTCGGATCCGTCCAGCCTATCGATCTCGCGCACTCGCCAAGCGTCGGCCGGCAAGGCCACGTACGGCTGATTCGCGACGGTCGAAACCGTGCTGGACGTATCCCAGTACCCCTCGTTGGTGTCCGCGATGAGCTCGTAGAACTCAGCGAACGCCGCTTGGATCTCCGTGTCGATCGCCGCATCGGTGAAGCGACGCGCGTTTTCGTAATCGCCTCGAATACGGACGATCGAACGGAGATCCGAGAGGGACTTGGAAGCCATTTCAGGCCACCGTGATCCCAGTCGAGTACATCACCTGCCACGCGGATCCGGTCCAGGTGAGGACGGCGGTATCCGTGGTCGCGCCGATCGCCTGGAGATCCGTCGCGGCCACACCAACGAGGGTGAGACCGGCGAAGTTGATGTTCCCGACCGGCGTGCTGGCCGCCGTCGGGTTGCTCAGCAGGATCTGCTCACCCACAGCGTTACCGTTGGGCAGCGCCCTGGTGCCAGTGCTCGACACGGTTCCTGTCACGCTGAGCAAGTAGCTACTCACGAGGTTGATGCCCGTGAGAACCGTAGTGCCGACGACGACATCGAAGGTGCCAGCGCGCTGCACTCGCACGCAGCGCCACTTGAGCGCCGCGGTCGCAACGAGTTCGATCGCCTGACCGGCCGCGGTGAAGGTGAACGTCGACGAGCAGACGAACCCCGCGGTGTCATCGGGGCTCGAGATCGTGACGGTACCCCGCGGCGTGCTGGTCGCGCTCACGCACACGATCCGCTTGCCTTCGCCGGCGACCGTCGGCGCGGCCAGCGTGTAGGCCACCGTCCCGCTCACGGTCAGCTCGGTCGTGTACGCGTTCAGCGAGCACGCGCCGGCCGCGCTGATAGCGTCGACGCCGCCGCGCAGAGCGGGGCGCAGGTTGTTGATGGTCGACTCATCGAAGTTGCCGACCTGGAAGAGTTGCGTTTCCGTGATCACTTGTTTGCTCCTGAGTTGCGGACTGCCCACGTCACATACATGGTGTCAGTCGTAGCAAGATCGGTTGGAGTGCTGCCGACGTAGACTTCGACGGCGGCAGTGGCGTTAGCGATGTCGATGGACGCGCACTGAGCGACGAGGCCGTCAGTCGTCCCGACGAACGAAAACGCTGGAGCCATTTTCAGCTCGGGATACGCGTAGCGGAACGTGCATGTGTACTTGCCTGCACCCGTGCGGACCATCGACAGGATCTCGCCGTTTCGTCCTTCCGCCGTCGAGAGGGTGCAGTCGCCAGCGCCCCCGCCGATGACGTTCGCGAAGAGAAGCTGAACGCACGAACGCGGCGTTGCCAGGTCGTGCACCGTTCGATTTGCTGAGGTCGCCATGGGTCATGCCGCCGGGTTGATCTTGGCCACGCCGTTGTACGCAGGCGCGGAGCATCCGAGCTGCATATAGTTGCTCATGCGGCACTCGCTAGCGTCTTCGTTCTCACTCTGCCGCATCATCGGACCACCGGCCAGCTCGTTGGTGTAGTGGATCAGCTTCTTGCCAGCGTGCCAGAGCGTCCAGGTCTTCTGCGTGAGCGCATACAGCCGCGTCGACGGAATCGAGCGGTCGCCGACGACATCCGCCAGCATGTCGCCGACGCGGACTTTGTAGCCGCTGATCCCCACGATCTTCTTGCCGCCCGACGTGGTGCCGGTCAGCGAAGACTCGCCCATGATATTCACCCGCGAGTTGGTGAGCATGTCGAGGTCCGTCAGGCTCTTCGGATTCGCGAGAATGAGATTCGGCTCGCCGCCGTGCTGGCGAATGTTCCCGACGAGCTTGATCATCACCTCGTCGAGGCCGCCGTATCCGGTGGCGTCGAGCCAGACGCCAGCGAGGGGAACCTGAGCGATGGATCGGGTCACGCCGTGGAACGCAGCAGCCAGACGGGCTGCGCGATCGTCGACAGGCAACCAGTCTTCGAGACCGGAGAGGCACTTGCTGTAGTCCCCCTTCATGAACACGAAGCTGGTCGTGGTGATTCCGCTGATCTTCGTGGCGAGGTTGTCGGCGATCGTGACGCTGCCGGCGTCGTGATCCACGCCAGTAACCGTGGTGTAATCGCCGCTATCGAGCAGCGATCCGGTGCCGTCGGTCGTAGAGAACTGGAGCTTGGCGCCCACCTGGAAATTGAACACCGCGGCGCTGTCGCTGAACGTCAACGTGGTGGTGTTCGTCGACGCGATCGCGAGCTTGCCGATGGAGCCGCCGGCGGTGCGCGCCAGGCGGTGCGCGAGCTTCTGCCCGAACGACTCGAGACCGCGATCGATCACCTCGGTGATCGGAACGAAGGTCTCTTCCTTCTGATCTTGCGCCGCGAGCAAGAGCTCGTTGTCGACGGTGATGCGCTTGTACTGCTTCTTGCGGGTGAGGATGAAATCCTCATAGCCGTCGGCCGTCCCGTTGGCCATCGCCTCGGCGAAATCCGCGCTCTCGTTCGTCGAGTGCGCGTACTGCACGGGCTGGATATAGCGCTTGCCTCCGGCGCTCCGGCCTTGCTTCTTGGAGATCAGAGCGAAGAACGGATGCTTGCCGATGGTCTGCTTCTCGATCGCTTCGTCGGTATAGATGTCTTTCAGGATCGCATCCTGAGACGTCATGTCGAATTGAGCCATGTGTCACCTCTCTATCTCTTGAAGTGTCGAGCAAGAATCGCCGCGCGTCTTTCCTCTTCGCTGGCCGGTTCCTTCTCTTGCTCTTGCTTCGGCGGTTCTGGCGCCTTCGTGGGCGCCACACTCGCATTGCTCGTGGTGACGGTCCGAGCGCCCGGCTTATCGCTCGCGCCCGATGTCGGGCTCTCCGCTGGTTTGCGACTGGCGACAATGCGATCGCCAATCCGCTTGTAGCGGCTCTCGACAACATCGAGAGCCCTGGATACCAATGCTTCGTTGCTCGCGTTGCCGTCGAGTTCGCCAGTTGCCAGACCGACGAGGATCACCTGATTGACGATCTCTCGCAGCGGCTTGCCGTCGATGTGCTCGGCGAGGTCTCGCGCGTGTGGATACTTCTCGACGATCGGCGACGCCACGCGCTCGATGATCTCGAGACGCTGCGCGGTGCCGTCGTCATCGGCGACCTTCGGCTTAGACGCATCAGTCTTCTGCAGCCGGAGCTGATGCCGCAGGCGCCGCTGGTCGTGCTCGAGCTTCTTCGTCGGTTCGAGCGGCACGCCTAGATCCTTGCCTGCAGCTTCGAGCAAGAGCCCTTCGAGCTCTCCGTCGATGTCCTTGCTCTCGAGGTCTTCGATCTCGAGGCCAGCCGCTACCAGCATGCGCAGCGCACGCTGTGGATCCTGCAAGTACATCTTCGCCGCCTGCGTCGCCAGATCCGATCCGCCGCTGCGCGGTGCAGAGCGCAGCTTTTCGAGTTCGCTCACCAACTCGCGGTTCTTCGCCTCCATGCGCGAGTACGTGTCAGCGTCGATAGCCGGCTTCGCCTCGACGGCCGCGGGCGCGCTCTCTGCCGGCGCAGCCTCGGCAGGGGCCGCCTCCTCAG